CGCGCCGAGTATGATCTCGACGATCGTGAGAAAGAGCAAAACATTACATTCTTGACTGAAGGAGACAACGAATGAGCATTATGGATAAGTTGAAGAAGAACAGTAAGATCAAAGCAAGTGAAGTGCTTGCTGATTCTAAGTTCTTCGGTGAGAAGGATCAGGTCACTACTCCTGTTCCTATGGTAAACGTTGCACTGAGTGGCGACATCGACGGTGGTCTGGTATCAGGTCTGACTGTCCTTGCCGGTCCATCCAAGCACTTCAAGACTTCGTTCGCCCTGTTGATGGCAGCTGCCTATCAGAAAGCGAAACCTGATTCAGTCGTGCTGTTCTATGATTCAGAGTTTGGTTCACCTCAGTCATACTTCGAGACATTCGGTATCGACGTGAACCGAGTACTGCACACGCCGATTGCCAACGTTGAAGAGTTGAAGTTTGACCTGATTGGTCAACTTGAAAACCTTGATGCCAAAGATGACGTCATCATCGTGATCGACTCTATTGGTAACCTTGCTTCTAAGAAGGAACTTGAAGACGCAATGAACGAGAAGTCAGTCGCTGACATGTCTCGCGCCAAGGCACTCAAGGGTCTGTTCCGCATGGTCACACCATACCTGACTATGAAGAACATCCCAATGCTTGCCATCAACCACACATACAAAGAGATCGGTTTGTTCCCGAAGGACATCGTCTCTGGTGGTACTGGCATCATGTACTCTGCTGACAACGTCTGGATCATTGGTCGCCGTCAGAACAAAACAGGCACCGAGGTTACTGGTTATGATTTCATCGTTAATGTTGAGAAGTCGCGATACGTTCGTGAGAAGTCTAAGATCCCTGTATCGGTATCTTGGGATGGCGGTGTTGAAAAGTATTCCGGTCTGCTTGATCTTGCTCTCGCTGGTGGTTATGCTATTAAACCAAACAACGGTTGGTATCAACGTGTTAATAAGGAAACTGGAGAAATGCTTGGCGGTAAACTCCGTGAGAAGGATACGCTGACAGCAGACTTCTGGGATCCTATTTTCGCAGAAACTGACTTCAAAGACTTCATCCGACGATCATACCAGATCGGTGGCGACATTGCCGAGTTGGACTTGGACCTCGACAATGCCTGATACGTTAGACTTTCGTTATGAGGATGACCCCAATCTCGATGCTGCTATCGAGATGGGCGATGACGATGTCGTCATTGAGGAAATGGTAGAGCACGAAGACTTTCTTATCGTGCTCGATCCAACTCAGGAAGACCCAGAGAACGGTGACGACTGGGCAGTTATACTCCTGAAGGATCCATACTCAAACTGGTTGGTCAAGTTCTTTAATATGGAGCAACGAGGCGGTGAGATTATATTTGATTACACGCTGTTGTCTTTTGGAACAGATTCGGATACAATAGAGTTTGATGAGGTTGAGTTGACCAATCGACTCACCAACGTCCTCCTCGGTGTCATTAAAGTTCTACACGAAGAGGGTGCTACCATATACACAGATGAAGAAGGAAACGAAGTTGAACTCTGATATGCAAAATATGATCCTGCGGTCATTCTTCACCAACGAAGAATACATGCGCCGCGTTGTACCTTTCATGGATCCAGCATATTTCGATGGTGTAGGCAAGCAACTGTTCAAAGAGTTTGCTGTCTATGTTGCCCGTTATAACGGTGTACCATCACAAGAGTCATTTCGTATTTCCCTCCAAGAGTCTGACCAGAACTTCTCTGAAGAGTCGTTCCGGCATGCCATGGACATCCTGCCTGATCTGTTCACAGCAGATACTGCCACTGATATTGACTGGTTACTAAACCAAACAGAGAAGTGGTGCCAAGACAAGGCATTGTATAACGCGGTGATGGAGTCTATCTCTATCATTGACGGTAAGCACGAACACCTTAGTAAGAACGCACTCCCTGACATTCTAACGAAAGCACTCGGTGTGTCGTTCGATACTAACGTCGGTCACGATTACCTTGAGAACGTCGAAGAGCGATATGAGTTCTACCACAGAGTAGAAGAACGTCTTCCCTTTGACCTTGATTATCTGAATAAGATAACGAAGGGTGGTCTTCCTAATAAGTCACTGAACATTATCCTCGCCGGTACTGGTGTTGGTAAGTCGCTGTTCATGTGCCATTGTGCTGCCGCCGCGCTCTCTCAGGGTAAAAATGTCCTGTACATCACTATGGAGATGGCAGAGGAGCGAATCGCAGAGAGGATTGACGCGAACCTGTTGGACACATCGTTGGACCAGATCGGATCCCTCTCGAAGGACATGTTCATGTCTAAGGTTGATAAGATCGCGCAGAAGACTCAGGGGAAACTCGTCATCAAGGAGTATCCCACCTCGCAGGCACACGCAGGTCACTTCCGTGCACTAATGAACGAACTTAAACTGAAGAAGAAATTCACCCCTGACATCGTGTTCATCGACTACCTCAATATCTGCGGCAGTTCTAGGATCAAGACTGTGGGTGGAAGTGTGAATTCCTATACCTTCATTAAGTCGATCGCAGAGGAACTCCGTGGTCTCGCAGTCGAGTTTAACCTGCCTATCATGTCTGCAACTCAGACAACGAGAAGCGGGTATGGGTCTTCCGATCCTGGACTCGAGGATACGAGTGAGTCGTTCGGATTGCCGGCAACGGCAGACCTCATGCTCGCGCTGGTGAGCAACGATGAGTTACAGGCGCTCAACCAGATCCTCGTGAAGCAACTGAAGAATCGCTACTCTGATCCCAACCAGCACAAGCGTTTCGTCATCGGCGTCAACCGCAGTAAGATGAAACTCTATGATGTGGAAGATGCAGAGCACGATCTGATAAACGACGTGACTGCGGGTAAGAAGGTTCCTGATCAGGATGTTCCACTGTTCGACCTGACCTCATCCGGCAAGAAGATTAGTGCCGAAGGGTTCAACGTATGAGCGGTTGGCACTTCATCGCGGCAGTATTAGTGAGCGTGGCACTCTTCCACGCATTCCCTTGGTTTATCGTATTCTTTCTGATCTGATCTTCCTAAATAAACTGTATTGAACTAAGGATAGTTCGGAAGATACAGTTTATGCCTCTACAATCATCAGGCCAAATTACTCTTGTAGACATCAAAGATGAGTTTGGCGGTAGTGCTCCTCACAATCTGTCTGAATATTACGGTGCTGCAACTGGCATCCCTAGTTCTGGACAGATAAGCATGTCTGATTTCTATGGCGCTTCCAATTTCTCTACCAGCGGTGGTTCTGTAAGCACTTCCGGTGGATACCAATACCACACATTCACTTCAAACGGTACTTTCGTTGTGGTCGGTGGAGGAAAGAGTATGGAAGTCCTCGTTGTCGGTGGTGGTGGCGGTGGTGCTTCTGTAGGTGCAGGTGGTGGAGGCGGTCGAGTACTCAATTCATCTTTCACTCCACTCGGTTCATACGCGATAACGATTGGTAATGGTGGATCAGCAGGTAGCACAGTATACCCTAACGACCCAAGAGGTAATAACGGAGGCACAAGTTCTATTGGATCTTCATTTTCTGCTGCCGGAGGCGGTGGAGGAGGTGGTGGAAACATCGGTGGATTTAATTCTACTAACAACGCAACTGGTCCAGGTCGTGCTGGGTACAACAGTGGTGGAGGTGCTGCTTGGTACGGTAGTTTCAGTGGAGGTGCTGCACAAGGCGGTTACACTGGTGGTTCGGGTGACGACAATGCCCCATACTATTGCGCAGGTGCTGGTGCCGGAGCAGGTGGTAACGGTGGAAACGGTAACAGGAACACCCATGGAGGCGATGGCGGTGTCGGAGTCACTGTTTGGGGCACCACATATGGCGGCGGTGGTGGCGGTTGTTCGCATAGAACTTCAGGCACCAGAGGTGGTTATGGTGGATCAGGTGGTGGCGGCAACGGTGGTACTCAATCAACGGGTGGTAATGGCGGTGCCAACACTGGAGGTGGCGGTGGTGGTTCCGGATCCATTGGCAGTCACCCTAACAACTGGACTTTCCCGTCGGGCGGTAACGGTGGATCAGGCATCGTGATCGTAAGATACATAATCTAATGTTAAATTCATAGAAGGGGTTTCATAATGCCTTTACAAACATCAGGTCAAATTACTCTTATAAACATCAAAAATGAGTTGGGAGGGACTGTCCCACACGATCTCGGCGAATACCGTGGAACGGAAGGCATCGGTGGGACGTTACCGACCGGTGAAATTGCAATGTCAGACTTCTACGGTCAGGGTTTACACTCGTTCTCTCACCTTGGGTCGATTGATGACACGACTGACATGATTATGAGTGGCACTGTCAACGGTGGCAGTTTGACATCGAACGATGTCCTCATCGTCCTCGGTACACATGAGGCATACAGCGGCACTGCGGCATACACTGCAAACGGAGTTGCCCTGAATGCGAGATTGACGGTAACTCCTGTTCAATCAAATATTCAGTATGGGGGACTATTCATCGGCACAAAGAACGTTAGTGGTGTTCTCGTAGGTGACACCACACTCACAATAGCACAAACAACTAATCCAGGTTCCGGACAGTCTTTCCGTGCAGGTGCGGCGATGTTTCGACTCGAGAATGGTTCTGGCGCTTTTGCGATTCGTGAAACAACATCTAACACCGTCAATGGTGGATCACAACAGGGTGGGTCGGTTAGTATCACACCAACAGTAAGTTCTAACGAGCACGTCTTTATCTGTGCGCATGCGAGTGCCGGAGATGGCACCACCAGCACCATCAGCACCAGCAATGGAACATTAACGAGATATGAAGGTGTCTCTGAACCACAGGGTAGTGGTGAGTTTGCTGTACTCACTGGGGCAACCAACCCCACCATCACACTGACTTCTACCGAGACCTCGTCATCAAGTCAGGGTCTGGCAGTCGCCTGTATGGTTATTGGATACCCCGCCTAAGTTACTGATTTCGTTCAGTTTTTTAATATTGTCTTTGCTCCTTAATTATGGGATAATAGTCTCATAGTTAAGGAGATTGTTATGACCCCTGAGTGTAAGTTCCGCGAATTGTACGAAGAAATGTATTCCCTCTGTGAAGAAAACGGTTGGGGCGATCCCTTCAGTGGTGGTCGCGCTAAGGAAATTCACATGGCGTCTTTGCTCGGTCACGAAGTCAGCGACACCTACTCTGGTGCTGACGGTTACGACGAAGACGGTGGTTGTGAATACAAGTCCACTGTCTCCTCTCGAATGAATGCTACCTATAACGCTATCTCTCTTCAGGCAACTTGGGAAAAGC